GAGGCCTTATAGCCCCTTATACAAGCCCTAGAAGCATGGTGGGCTAATGCCTATTGCACTCACTTCGCTTCGCTCAACTATTGCTGCGGCCTTATCGAATGATGGGGTCTACTCGGTCTTTTCCTTTCCACCGAGTAGCCCTATCGCCAACTCAGTCATCGTCTCACCGGATGATCCATACCTAGAGCCAACAAATAACCATCAGGCGACTATCTCGCCTATGGCTCATTTCAGGATCACGATGCTCGTACCGCTATTCGATAATCAGGGCAATCTTTCTGACATCGAATCGTTTATGGTCGCGGTATTTAACAAGCTGGCATCAAGTGGCCTTAGCTTCACAATCACCTCGATCACGGCTCCAACGGTCTCACCGACTGAAACGGGTCAAATGCTTATGTCAGATCTCAAAATCTCAATCCTCACCACTTGGAGCTAACCATGACCGATTTCTCACCTGAAGATTTGGCGTTCGTCATCAAGATCGGACAGATCGCCGCAACGGACAAGGCCTCGGCCGCGCCCGTCGTTACACCTGCTCCTAAGGCAGATCCAGCACCTACAACAGACACCACGAAAGCCGAGGCATAAAAAATGGCAGTATTTCTCAACGATCAGGTTGGGTTAAAAATCAACTCAATCGACCTTTCAGACCATGTTAAGTCAGTGACTCTGACCCGTAACTTTGATGAGCTTGAAGTGACCGCTATGGGCGACACTGCTCACCGTTTTGTAAAAGGCCTTGAGGCATCAACCTTGCAGGTCGATTTCTACAATGACGATGCGACTTCAAGCGTTCTTGCTACTTTGCAAGCTGCGTGGGGTACAACAGTTCCTTTCTCAATGTTGCAGGTAAAGGGAACAGCCGTCAGCGCAACCAATCCCCTTTATACCGGATCACTTCTTATTAACCACACCACCGACATCAACGGCGATGTAGCAGTTATCGGAATGCAACAGATCACTTTCACAATTAACGGTGCGACAACCGTCTCACCTACCGGTTCATTCTAAGGAGCAATAATGGCAAGGCTAAAAATCACAAGGGCGACTGGCGAAGTAGTGGATCACACCATTACTCCAGCCATTGAGTACGCCTTCGAGTTATATGCAAAAAAGGGCTTTTCACGCGCTTTCCGCGAAGATGAAAAGCAAACGGATATTTACTGGCTAGCGTGGGAATGCCTACGCAAGTCCGGTGAAACCGTGCCGATGTTCGGATTACCGTTTATCGAGACTCTGGCGAAGGTCGAAGTCCTCGATGATGAAATCCCAAACGCGTAGAGCGAGATTCTTTTACTTATCTGATCGCCTCACTAGCGGTTAGGACAAGGATCTCGCCTAGCGAGTTATTAGAGCTAGATCGGAACATGATTAACTCAATGTTAGATGTTCTTCAAGAAGATGCGAGGAGGATTAAAGATGCCAGTGCAGGTAGAAGGTCTCATTAACTTCCGCAAATCTTTACGCCAGATCGCACCCGATCTCGCTCGACAGTTGGATAAAGATGTAAAAGCGGTGTTGCAGCCGATCGTCAACGATGCTCGCAATTTAGTACCTGAAGAATTGCCTGGGTTATCTCAATGGGTCGGCGGCAACAAGTTGTCTAAAAAGACATCTTCTTTTCGCGTAGGAAAGTTTCCCATTTACAATTCTCGTCAAGTGAAAGCAGGGATCGTAGCTTCAGCAAAAGTAGGTCGCCCTAATTCCAACGGTTTTGCAGCCGTTTACACTATCCGGAACAATTCGGCTGCCGGAGCAATTATGGAAACCGCTGGTCGAAAGAATCCAGCTGGTCAGCCATGGGTCGGTAGAAAAGGTAAAGCCGGACACGATTATTCGCATTCCAACAACCCAAATGCGGGTCTGCATTTCATCAACTCGATGAGCGGTCGTCTAGTAGGAAACAAGTCCATGCGCGGCCGTCTAATCTATCGAGCGTGGTATGAAAACGATCGTAAAACTATTGCTCAAATAGATGCCTCAATTATGCGCACGGCTGACATTTTTGCCGAAAGAATCCGCGCTCAATCTGCGTTTAGGACTGCCGCATGAGCAGCCAAAACAATATTTATGTAGATGTTATCGCTGATATTAAAGGCTTCAATAATCTTAAAAAAGGTCAAGATTCCGTTGAGCGATTACAGAAATCGTTTGAAAAATTGGGTAAAGCCATAGGTATTGGATTTGGCGCAAGAGAGCTAGTCAAGTTTGGCAAAGAAGCTGTAAATGCTTTAGCCGCCGATGATGCCAGTGCAAAGATTTTGGCTAATACACTTTCCAATTTAGGAATGGCTTTTGCCGATCCTCGAGTTGAAGAGTTTATTACCAAACTATCTGAAGTAAATGGCATAGCCAAAACAGATCTTCGCAACTCATTTGATGCTTTAGTCAGATCTACAAAGAGCGTGGCCAAAGCGCAAGATCTTATGAACCTTTCTTTAGATATTTCTAAGGGAACAGGAAATGATCTTGCTACGGTCACTAAAGCAATTTCTAAGGCTTACGCAGGCAACACAACTTCATTAGCAAAATTGGCTACCGGTCTTACCAAGGCTCAACTGGCTTCTAAGGATTTTGGTAAAGTCCAAACCCTTCTCACGGCCATGTTTAAGGGTGATGCTCAAACCGCTGCCGAATCGTATCAAGGCAAAATTGATCGACTTAAGACTTCTTTCGAAGAGTTCAAAATTACCATCGGTAAAGGTATCGTCGATGCTTTTTCTAATCTGGGTAAAGGATCAAATGTAGAAGCTTTCCAAAAGTCGATGGATACCGTGGCTACAGATATTGCCAATATCATTCGAGGCATAGGAAACATTGGTGGCGCTTTTGCCGCGATCAAACTTCCTTCATGGATCACGCGACTATTAGATCCAACAAAAAACTTTGGTATTTTGCAATTCTTAGCCGAATCTGGCGCCAAATCTTCAGCAAAATCAGCCGCGACTGCTCTTAAGGGAACCTCTCCGATGATTCCTTATGCAGAAGGATTTTCGACTGCATCTCAGCACGCCATTTTTCTCAAGAATCAGGCCGATGCCGCAGCCGCACTTAAAGCTCAGAATGCTGCCAACAAGGCGGCCGCCGATCAAGTCAAATTACAAAACGCTGCCCTTTTACTTAAAAAAGCCAGCACCATTTTTGACCTTAACCGCATTTCAATTAACGCAGCTTTAATCTCTGGCGCTAAAACCCTTTCGGCTGAAGATCTTGCTCGCTTGCAGCTTAAAAAAGATGAAGCCGATCTTCAATACGCGATCGATACAAAAAACGCTGATGCCGTCGATGGCATTATCGCCAAGATGAATGATGCGCTAAAAAATGTAATGACCCTTGGCTTACAAGTCGCCCAGATTCCGAAAGCCGCCAATCCATTTACCGCGGTGACTGAAGGCGCTCAAAACTCGATCGACCTTATCAAGCAACTTCAGATACAAGTCGATGCGCTTAACGCTTCTCAAAGCTCAAGCGTTTACAACCCAAATCCTTACGCCGTTCCGGGCTATCTTCCAGCCACTTCCACCGCAGCTCCAACAGTCAATGTTCAAGTGACGCTCGATGGTCAAGTAGTTGGTACGGCCGTAGCCAATACGATTACAAATACTCAGGTCGATAACTCGGCGTCAGGGGTCAACCCTTACTTTCAGCGCAGCGGTTACGGCACTGGATCGTTAGCGTGGTAAGGCGATGCCCTATCCAATAACGATCCAAACGCTGATCGATTTCGGCAACTCCCCTACCTTTCCTACGGGCACAAATGTAATGACCTTAAACGACGCCACTAAAGGCCGTTTGGATTACAACTATCTTGGGTCTGGATCATCAAACATTGTGGATGTTTCCAATCAGGTCACTCTGATCGACATTTCTGGCGGCTACCAGCTGCAACAAGATCAATTCCAGATCAACAAGGGAACCGTTCGCATTTATGACCCTAATGGATGGTGGAATCCTCAAAACATCTCATCGCCCTATTATGGATTTCTCAGCCCAAACAAGAAGATCAACATCCAAACCATCTATGGCGGCGTAACCCGTCCGTTCTTCGCTGGTTACATCAACGCCTATAACTACGCCTTCCCGACGACCATGAGCTTCGGCTATGTGGATCTTGATGTCTCGGACGCCTTCAGACTCTTTAACATGGCTCAGATCAACACGATCACAGGCGGCACATCAGGCCAAACCACGGGTCAACGCATTAACACCATACTGGATAACATTCAGTTCCCGTCAGGCCTTCGCAACATCGATACCGGAGATAACCTCGTCCAAGCCGATCCGGGAACATCTCGAACCGCTCTCAATGCGATGAAGAATGTCGAGTACGCCGAGCAGGGCGCTTTCTTCATGGAATCCAACGGCTATGCCACATTCAAAAGCCGTACCAATGTCACCAAAACCAACGGCGCTGCCCCGATTACCTACTTCGCCAATGACGGCTCAGGCATCAGCTACGCAGGTATCACCTTCGCCCATGACGACAAGCTAGTGGTCAACTCGACGACGACCACCAATATCGGCGGTACGGCTCAGAATTACACCGACGCTGCCTCCGTCACCAAATACTTTCCACACTCTGTCCAGCAGTCCAATGTGGTCGGCTATTCGGACTCTGACGCGGCTAATGTATCGAAGATCTATGTCCAGACCCGTAAAGATACGACGATCCGCATCGACCAGATCAGCCTTGATCTCACGACACCTAACTACTCAGCAGGTATTACCGCAGCTCTTACGCTGGACTATTTCAGCACCGTCAACATTAAGAATGTCCAATCCAACGGATCGACGATCGTTAAGACTTTGCAGGTGATGGGTAGCAATTACAAAATTACTCCAAACACCTTCGACATTTCCTTTACAACCTCTGCCCCGATCGTGGCGGGCTTTATTCTTGACTCATCTTTATACGGCGTTTTAGACACTTCAACTCTCGGATGGTAAGGAGCTAGAAAATGGCAGTCGGATTTCCTACTAAGGCAAACTGGTCGGCAGGTGATGTCCTTACCGCTTCGGCGCTTGACGACCTTGCTGGCACGGTCAACCTATTATCTAACGCAAGCGCGACTAGCGGATCTCAGTTGGTTTCAAACGCGGCTGGTACATCTTTTGCATATCAAGCCACGCCAAGCGCGTCCAATCCCTTAATTAACGGTGCTTTTACGGTGGCACAAAGAGGAACATCTGTTGCGATAGCCGCTAACGCGGGTGGTTATACATTGGATCGTTGGTATGCCCAATCTGTCGCTACGGGAAGTGCGTTAACTATTTCACGCCAAACCACAAACGATTCAACAAACTTACCGAATATTCAATATTGCGCCAGAGTGCAAAGAAACTCAGGTCAAACTGCAACAGGATCAATTTTGTTCTCTCAATCAATGGAATCAATTAACTCTATTCCTTTTGCTGGAAAAGTTGTCACAATGTCCTTTTATGCCAGAGCTGGTGCAAACTATTCTGCCACTGCAAACGCTTTGTCTGTATATCTTATTAGCGGAACTGGAACTGATCAGCTTAGAGGTGCAGGAAACTCATATACGGGCGAAACATTCCCAATTAACAATCAAACCGCAACATTAACAACGACTTGGCAGCGTTTTACATTTACCGGAACAGTGCCAGCCACATCAACTGAACTTGCTTTTTATCCAATTTTTGCTCCAACAGGCACGGCTGGTGCAAATGATTATTATGAAATTACAGGTTGCCAAATCGATATTGGAACTGTTGCTCTTCCGTTTAGAACAACTGCATCTACTTATCAAGGCGAACTAGCTGCGTGTCAAAGGTATTATTATCGAACATTAGCAACTGGCAATTTTTCTAGATTTGGAATAGGTCAGGTCACTTCTACGACAACTGCATATTGTTATGTTAATTTTCCGGTAATTATGAGAATTGCTCCTACCTCTTTAGAAACAACTGGAACTCCTGCAAATTACGCTTTAACTAATGCGGCAGCTGGAGCGGTTGCTTTGTCAGCGGGTCCTTTATTTGATTCAGCTAATACGAGTGGATCTTTACTTAACAACGCAGTAACGGCTGGACTTATTGGTGGAAATGCAACTCAATTTTTATCTAACAACAATACGAGTGCTTACCTTGGTTGGAGCGCAGAATTATGAAATATGAACTAATTGCCGAAAATAACGAAGGCACAAAAATCTATGGCCGTGTGGATGATGACGGTTTGATTCGTGTTACTTGCGTAGAAGAAGATAAAGACTATCAAGCATGGCTAGAATCGCAGAAAAAGTGATTTCTGATATTGCATTAAAAGAAGTCGGTTATACCGAAAGCGCCAATAACGCCAATAAGTATTCAGCCGAACTCAAGCGACCAGCCGAAAGTTGGTGCGCCGATTTCGTTAGTTGGTGCTGCGTCAAATCTGGCGAAACCGTACTTAACTCCCCCAGCGTTCAAGCATGGTATGAATGGGCTAAAGCTAAGAATTACCTTGTATCGGTTGCAACATCTAAGAAAAACGATTTACTGCTCTTTTCATGGAGCGGTACTCAGCTCGAACATATTGGAATCAACCTCGGTTGGAATCCCAATACGCACCTATTCGATACCGTCGAAGGCAACACATCAGGTAGTAACACGAAATCACAAGCAAACGGCGACTGCGTAGCAATCAAGCATCGTCCACCTAGTTGCATCAAGTATGCAATTCGTATCCCTTGGAGAAATCAATGAAAAACCTTAACTACAAACAGATCAGCATGGCTGTCACTGGCTTACTCGTTACATGGCAAGCCACCAATTTTTCACTTAATTACCGCGCCGTTTTGTCAGCAATCATCGCATCAGGTCTTGCTGGCGCGAATACTCAGAAGAAGGCGTAGCTTGAACGGTGGGTGCATGGTTGAACTTCGCTGGATTAGTTATTGCCGCTGCCATATCGGGCTATGCGGCTTACATGGCATCCAAAGCGGAGAAGAACTCACGACCCGTCAGTAACGGGTTCACCAACTATGTGCTCACCGATTTACGCGAAATCAGAAAAAGCTTGCTTGATCATCTGATTAGCCATGATTCCTTAACCCGTCCAGTAACGCCGCCGGAGTCTGAGGCAGACTGCGGTTAATTTTTGTGGCCGGCTGGCGTAGATAATCCTTATTCGCCTCAAACATGGCGAAGGCCGCATCGACTTTTGCTTTCATCGCGTGCATATCGTTACCTCGCAACAGGATCTCAAACTCGATGTCTTGTTGGTTATTCGATTCTCTCAAAAAGGTTTCGGAAACGATTAACAGATCGCCTTCATTCGGCACTCTCGGATCTTCGCCATAGCCGTATAGCTTGAGGCGGCTGACTTGCTTACTGCTACTTGTTACCTTGGTTCTGGCGGTGGGGTTACTCACTATCTGCCCTTTTCAGTTGGCTTTACGGCGTGTCGTTACGCTCAGGTTATTGACGGAATTATCTCAATAGCCTTACCGTTTCCTCACACCGTTTAGGCGGGGGCTATAACTCGATAATGTGACCGGATCGGCCAATCGCCGAATAATCCGTCTGTCTACATTATGTAAAGTAAATCGCCCTTGGTCTAAACCTTACCAGTAAGGGCGACAAATGATCCAAGAGTTAATCCTCCTCCTGTTAACTGTTGCATTCACCGCGTTTGTGGGAATGCTTCACGGCTACAAAAAAGGCTACGGCGATGGCAAGCGCGCAGGTTACTTCCGCGCTCATTCCGAGAAGGTCAGCCAATGATCCGCGAAGCTTCTCGCGGCGTGTGGTGTGACTACTGCAAAGACCGCTACGGCAAAGACCGCACCGGACAATGGAATCTCAAAGCCATGAAGCAAGCATGGGTCACCATTACCAGTGAATCCGAGCGCGCTAAGGGCATTAAAAGAAGCTACTGCCGCGAGTGTGCTGATCTCGTTACTCGATGGCATGACGGTTCTTTATTTACCTTGAATGCTCAAGTAGAAGCTGCAAAGACTGGCGAGGTGCTCAATGTTTAATCTCGCAGATTATGAAACCGTCGAAGAACGCTTAGTTAAGTTTTGGAAGGACAATCCAGATGGTCGAATCGCTACGGAATTGGTGGAATGGGCTGCCGGACGCTTTATCGTCAAGGCTTTTATTTATCGTACAGAGGCAGACCCGCAGGCGTGGGCTACTGGCCTCGCTTTTGAGCAGATTAGCGATCGCGGCGTTAATGCGACTTCTGCGTTGGAGAACTGCGAGACTTCTGCGATCGGTCGGGCGCTTGCAAACGCGGGTTATGCAAGTAAAGGCAAACGCGCCAGCCGCGAAGAAATGGTCAAGGTAGCCGCAGCTGAGAACGATTCACGGCTTGTTCAGGTAACGGCCAAGATCGACGCTGGATCAACCAACAATGGATGGGGCGAGACTTACGCCGCCAGTGAACCCATAACCTTAGGTAAAGGTGTAGAGATCGTTTCACAACAGATCAATTCACAACCGAACGAAGATGCGCCTACCTGTAATCACATGAACGGCAAGATGAAGCGCACCCTAAAAACGGGCGTCAGCAAGGCTGGAAAGCCCTATTACGGGTGGGTCTGCAATCAGACATCAGATGCAGCTGATAAATGCCCTGCAATCTGGTATCGCCAAGATCCAGTCAGCGGTGAATGGGTGAAACCATAATGGGATACGCCGAGGTCATCGACTACAACACCATGACTGCCACAATCCTTGAGGATGGCCAGCGCAAGTCCGCTCCCCTGCGTTTGTGCGATGGATGCGCCATCTTTCGATCGCCCTTTAATGGCGTGGATGTTGATCTACAACCCTTAATGCGCGCTTTATGGTTTTGTGAGCACTGCAAGGTAGATCCAGACGCGACGGTGCGCGTTGATTAAGGTGAAACTGAGTTACGAGGAAGAAGTAACCGCGCATGAGGTCGGCTTTCTTAGGGCTAAGGAGCTGGCCTCAACCGCGAATCATCCGAGTCGCTATGACCGTGGTTTGAACTATCACGAATACATCACTCAGCTTGCTGAATCGGTGGGTTCTGAGATCGCCGTGGCCAAATACTTTGACCTGACCGATTTCAAGCCTACGCATGGCACTTTCAAGCATCAGGCAGATGTCGGATCACGCCTTGAAATTAAGTGGACGCGTTGGAAAGACGGCCATTTGATCATTCACCAATCAGACCGGATCGATGACATCGCCGTACTCGTTACTGACCGCTCCCCTGTCTATTACCTCATGGGCTGGATTCCGATTAAAGAAGCAAAGGTCAGCCGTACCTACCGCCGTTCGGAGAAGAACTGGTGGATCAATCAAGCCGATTTAAGGCCAATGGAAGATTTCCTAAGGAGTAACTATGCAGCTGCACTTGACGCTTAATTGTCGCGTTTGTAAGAAGAAGCGCTCACACATCATCATCGAGGAGTTTGACCAATTACCGCCTAATACCTACTGCGTCCAGTGTCAGGGATGTGGCGTCATGGGAGTCGAATTGATCAATATTGAGGAAGTGCCAAAATGACACGCCGTCTGACCTGCACTTTTGCAAATGTGCTTGACAAGGTGCGTACGCTGGATCGTACGGGGCAAGCAGGAATTAACCCCAAAATGAGAGAATCACTCTTAAAACCCAAAGCGTTAAATCGTAAAATGGTAGTTAACGCTTTAATACTGGCAGTGCCTCTTGGCCTGATCTATGCCAATCCAGCCGCAGCTTCATCGCCCAATCAGGTCAATGCTTATCGCGTCTATGCTCATGAGCGAATCTTTGACTTTGATCAGTTCATCTGTTTTGACCGGTTGATGAATCGTGAAAGCCATTACAACGATCAGGCGGTTAACGGTCATCATTACGGTTTAGCACAAGGCATATATAAACCATTGTTACGAATGAGTGGTTATCAACAGATTGACTGGGCAATCGCATATATCAGTCGCAGATACACCACACCATGTAATGCACTCACACATAGTCTGCTCAAAGGTTGGTACTAACATGACAATGAATCAACGCAAACATTATGGCACTGGACAATGGCGCAAGGTACGCGCATCAGTGTTGGCAAGAGATGGTTACATCTGTGCGTATTGTGGACAAGAAGCGAATACTGTCGATCATGTGGTCGCACTAGCTAAGGGTGGGCAACCGTATGACATGGAGAATCTAGTCGCGTGCTGCTCTCGATGTAACTCGCGCAAGCGTGACAAATCAGGGGCGTTTTTTTTGCAGCAAACCGCTAC